GAAGATCTTGAGTATGTGTCAAGTGAACGATTACCTGTTAATGATGTTCCAAACAATCCTTTTAAAGAAGAATCTAAGAAAGAAATTGACATAAATGAAGAATTGGATGATTTATTCGCTTAATAAATTAATTAAATAAGGAGTGTTTTGATGGGTAAATTATGGGGTAAAAACGAAGTTAAAGTTGATATTGCCAGTTACATGCATTACATCCGTGGTGTTAAAAAGGTTGGTAAAACAACCTTATTCAATGACATTGTATCCATTATATCAAATGGTAATATGTCAAAAGGCCTTCTCATCTCTTTAGGGGATGAGGATGGTTACAAAACATTGGATGGTTTGATTGTAGCTAAAGCAAGCGATTGGCAAGAATTAGTTGAAATTATTGATGAGTTAGTAGAAAACAAGAAAGACAATGATTTCTCATTTGTTGCGCTTGATACTGTTGATGAATTATTCAATATTGGTACGGAAGAAGTATTACGATTACATAAGAAGAAAAATGGTAAAGTTGCAGAAACATTGAACGCTGCGTTTGGTGGTTATGGAGCAGGTCGTGAGAAGTTAAAAGAACTTGTACGTGATCAGATTGCTAGATTAAAGAGCAGTGGATATGGAATTTTCGCCATTGGTCATACGAAGCTTCGTTCCATCAAGGAAAAGGGTACAGAAGAAGAATATCAACAACTTACAACATCCCTTAACTTTGATTATGATTCAGTAATTGCAGATAAGGCTGATATTGTAGCAACCATTTCAATTGATAAGGATATTGTTGATCTTAAGGATGTTTCAGTAGGTGGAACAACAAAACAAATTGGTTCAATTGGTGGAGTTACACGTTGGATTCATTTCCGTGACGATAACTTCAACGTTGATTGTGGAGCGAGATTCAGCAATATTGTTGATAAAGTTGAATTATCTGCTGAAAATTATATCAAAGCAATTGAAGATGCAATTAGAAATTCAGCAAAAGGTAAGAGTGAATCAGAAATTAAATCCATGAAGAAAAAAGAAGTGGCAGAACGTGAAAAGAAAGCAGAAGAATACGTTGAAGAACTATCTAAAATCAACGTAGAGGAAAATGTAAGATTAATTGGCATCATCCAAGAAAACTTCACAAAAGCAAATGCAGAAACAAAAGCAAAGGTTAAAGAAGTTATGGCTGCTAACGGAATTGATTCATTTAAAAACCCAGAAGATACACCAACAAAAGGACTTCAAGAAATTGTTGACGTGTTAGTTTAATAAAATAAGGAGGAGTGGAGACATTCCTCCTTTTAATTACATAGAGGTGGGTTATGGCAAGAAGTTGTACATGTAAGATATGCGGAAACAAGGGAACAACTGACACTTTTTACTTAGTTAATGATAATGGAAAACGTAAATATTACTGTAACCAGGAAGAATACCAACATTTCATCAATGAACGTTACAAACGTGAAGAGTTGATTAAATACATAGCAGAACAAGTTTTTGAGTATGAAGAAGGACAAATAGTAAGTCCAGTATTGTTAAAGAAGATCAAGGAATTGAATGGTTTCTATGATTATGAAGTGATACTTGAATGCTTTAGACAGAACAAAGATAACATTCAATATTGGATGTCGGCCAAGAATTTTTCATCTGAATTCAACATGGTTTGTTACATCATGAAAATTATTGAAGGAACAATTAATGATGTTCATGCTAAATGGAAATTCAGAAAGAAGCAGGAGCAGGAACAACTTAATCATCATGTTGATGTTTCATTTATGAACGAATTAAATGTAAGTCATGTCACAACACAAAGGGATGATGGCATCTTAGGATTCTTAGATGAGGAGGATATTTAATTGTGGAATATAGAGGAATTGAATTAGCTGATAGTGTAAATTTATTTAATAAGGATAAACGAAGTGGGATTGTTAATAAAAGAGTTAAAAATAGTATAGACAAATTAATTGACAGATTGAATTATAATAATCATAAAATACTAAGTACATATTATGGTGAAAATACTAAAGTATTAATAGAATTCAATTGTAACCACGAACCACATTGGATTACTCCGAATAAGTATAAGTTAGGAAGGGGATGTCCTAAGTGTGGTAATATGATCATTGCTGAAAAACAAACGTGCAAAGGATGAGTTTATTTCATTAGTCAGTGCAAATGGACATTTACTTTTAAGTGATTACATTGACGCAAAATCAAAGGTGCTTATAGATTATAAATGTTGTCACGCACCACATTGGCTTACACCCAATAATTACAAAAAAGAAAAGGGAAGTGGATGTCCGAAATGTTCAAAAAAGTGCCCAAGACAAGCAAAAGAAGAACTAATTAATTTAGTAAAGAGTAATGGGCACGTTCTTTTGAGTGAATATGTAAATTCTGATACAAAAGTGTTAATTGATTTTAAATGTGGCCATGTCCCTTATTCGATTCCACCAAAAAAATATAAAAATGGAAGAGGATGCCTACTATGTTCAGAATCAAAAGGAGAAAAAAGAATCAGAGAGTGGTTAGAAGAAAATAAATTTCAGTTTACTTCACAAAAAGAATTTGTAGGATTATTTGGTACTGGCGGTGGTAATTTATCATATGATTTTTATTTACAAAAATTAAATATATTAATAGAATATCAAGGGGAATTCCATGATGGAACGGCTTACCAACAGAATAAGAGAGAATTTAAAATTCAACAAGAACATGACAGACGTAAACGTGAATACGCAAAAAGAAAAGGAATTAAGTTATTAGAAATTTGGTATTGGGATTATGAGAAAATAGAGGGAATTCTTGAAGATAAATTAATAGAGGAAGTGAAATTTTTCAATGAATTCACTTGATAAATACCCAAAAGAACTAACAGAAAATAGAGAACTTATTGAGGCTAATTTCATTTTTTGCCTTTGGAGAGATCCTGATTTGTTTACGGATTACGAGAAAGAAATTAGAGCAGATCGAGATTTTCTTACCGATGATGGTAAATTTTATTACTCCCTTGCATTTGAAATGTACAAATTAGGATATAAAAGTTTCGATGACGCAAGTATTTACAGTTACATAGAAGGTAAAGAAGTATTAAAAAATGGATTTGCTAGACGTGGTGGTTATAAAACAGTTGAGGAAATTAAGAAAATCCTAAACGAAGAAAATGTTGAAACTTATTATGATGAATTAGTTAAAAGTAACATGCTTCTAAAACTTAATGACAAAGGGTTCAATGTTGTAAATGAGTTGGATAAATTCAAGAAAATGACAAGCACTCAATTATATGATTACTTCGAATACCAATTAGATAATATCTTTTTGGGGAGAGGGTCGGGAGTTAAAATTGAGGACTTAGATCTTGATGATGAATTCATTAAGTCGTGTAATGATGGTGAAGAAATGGGTCTAAGTTATGCATCTGCTGCGCCATTGTTGAATTTTCATACGTTAGGATTACATAAATCGAATGTTCAAATCTTTGCGGGATTTAGTGGAACTGGTAAAACAAGTTTCTGTATCAATACTTACATACTTCCAATACTTGATCAGAATGAAAAAGTTGTCATCATAGCAAATGAAATGAACAAAAAAGCATGGCAACACATTCTAATGGCTTCAATTTTAAGTCATAAGTTAAATTATTTTGGATTACCTAGAAAAAAACAAAAAATGGGTAATTTCAATGATGAACAAATGACTAAATTGCAAGAAGCGAAGTCTTACTATGAAGAACATTACAAAGGTCGTTTAAAGTTTGCTAAGATTTATGATTACAGCGTTGAAGATGTTAAAAGAATAATGCGTAAAATGGCTAAACAAGGTTTTGATTTTGCCTTGTACGATACTTTTAAATCTGAGGACGCTGCTTCAGCAACTGTGACTGGTGAATTGATTGAAGCATCTAAACAACTTCTACAAGTTGCTGAAAAAGAGGATATTGGAATAATTATCACCATGCAGTTAGCTATTTACATGGAAAATACAAGATATTTAACTGCTGCCACATTATCTAATGCAAAGGGTGTTAAGGAAGTTGTATCAGAATTAGTTTTGACAAGACCACTATGGGATGATGAATTTGAAGATGGAAAATACTATGTTAAACCATATCGTTTTAAAAAAGATTCTAACGGGAAATTTACTAAGATCAAAGAAGAGATTCAACTAAGTAAAGATAAAAAATACCGTTTGC